GATCCGTCTAACCAAATATATTCTACAGTTTTCATTAAAATTTTTCTAGTTCTTGTGGGAAGTATTCCTTCACCAAATCCATTAAGGAGTGCGGAAGATTTTCGTCAATAAGCGAATGCATGATCTTCGTATCTCCAATGTTATAAAAGTGTTTGATTCCAAAAGACATCAAGAATTTTATGTCGAACTGACAATTATGAAAAACTTTCTGTATGTTCTTGTTTGCCATCAAGTTCGATAATCTTTCTCGTATATGGTCAATGTCCTTGTCTATAAAACAGGTTTCCTTGTGATATATCGGAACAGTAAACGCTTTGTTTTCCTCGTACGCAATTGCGATTGTCGAGATTACATGTTTTTTGAAATCCAATCCTGTAGTCTCAATATCGAGTCCAAGAACTTCATGATTTTCCGCGATGTCCATAAGACGGTCGAAATCAGAAATGTCTTTACATAATACATAGCCTGTTCCATCAAATTTGTTTTTGTTCAGAATAAACTTGTCGTAAGCATTGTTAATATCCTGAACAAACAGTTTTCTTACTTTCGGTTCAAGGAAAAGTGTTTCTGAGTCGTAGGTTGGTATGACCGGGAACCCGTTATACTCAAACTCCTTTCCTCGCTTGTTGTATAGACCGGATTTCTTGATAAGAGTTTTCATTGCTACATTACCAAGAGGAATGATTAGATCCGGTTTTATTGTGTTTATATCATCGTAGAGAAACTCACGATGTGTTGCGTAATCTTTTGTGGTAAGATCATCCTCCTTTATGTTAGGTTCTCGGATAGCGGGGACGAACTGATAATGTCCATCAGGGAGATTAGTTTTCTCAAGAAGATGCGAAACGATTGCGTATTCATTATCGTTGAAGTCGTATAGCTTTCCACGTTCTCTATATCGACAAGGAGTTACGAATACGATCTTTTCGTCCCCAACAGAATTTGACGAATAATCTTTGTTTTTTTCTTGTTCGTCAAAACTTTCAAGAATCTTTTCTATATCCATGTTCTATTATAGTTTATGTCTAAGCGTAAAAAGAAAAGGCATTACATAAACAACAAAAAATTTGAAGAGACAATTTTCAATTACTTAGATGATCCAGAAAAGTATGAGGACGAGTTGATTTCTCAACTCGACCTCTTGATCTCTAGTATTCTTACATCTTTCAAATTCAAAGTTGATTTCGATGATGCCAAACAGGAATGTTTTCTTTTAGCTCTAAAAGTGTTGAATAATTTTAGCCGTGAAAAAGGCTCTGCGTTCAACTACTTCACTACAGTTATAGTAAACAACCTGAAACTAATTTATACTAAGAATAAAAAGTACTACGAAAAAGTTCAAGAATATCGAGATAAGAAAATCAAGAATTTTCTTGATGAAGAACTTTGAAGTGATCGTAGATCTTTGGGTATTCCACATCTACGTCAATTCGACCTTCTGAGAAGTGAACCAAGGATGGTGCTGATGTTATTGAGAATGTTGCGAATGCGGCTGGTAGATTCCAGCTATCTACTACATACACAATCTCATCACCTTCTTCGTTTATCCACTCCTCAGCAAGACTCAGAATTCTATCGCAATACTTACACCAAGGAGATGAATATAAAACCGAAAAAGTTTCAGTTTTTCTATCCTTTAGAACGTAGTTCAGTTCTTCCTCAGTTGTTAGCGGTATCAGATGTCTCATCGTCTTCGGCGTCTAGCTCTTGTCGGGCAATCTTAGAGGCAGCAGCTATTTGATCTTCACTAACCTGGGAAAGAATCGTTTCCCTTTCTTCTTCAGTCATATTCTCAACACGCTCATTTAGTTCTTGCGTAATGGAATGAATACCTTTGAAGAAAAGAATGCGAGCAAGAAGATCGTCATTCATGGTGTCTCCAGTTAAAGCAGTCTTGAGCGCCTTCCATTGATCTGCTTCGTCTTTGTTTAGTTTGATATACAATCTCATTTTTTTGTCTGTTTCTTGAAGTTTGAATTTACCAAAATTATTACCGTCAACTTTGAAGTTGATGATTTCTTTGTCGGCAGTCATGACCTATTATAGTAAGGATGTCTAAAAATCTAGAAGATGTTTTATCCGTTGGCGAGTTTTCCAAGAAGAAGCGCGTCAACAGCAAACGCAAAGGGGCTACCTTTGAACGTAAAATCGCGACCATGCTGAACGAGAGGTTTCATACCAAGGAATTCAGCCGTACGCCAGGATCTGGAGCATTTGCTACCTCACACAAAAACTTGCCAGAAAATCTGCGTATTCAAGGGGACTTGATTACACCTACATGGTTCAAGTTTGTAGTAGAATGTAAAAACGGTTATGACCTACAGATTGACGATTTGTTCAAGAGAAAGAGTGATTTCTGGTCCTTCATCAGACAAGCAGAGAGGGACGCTCAGGGCGCTCATAAAGAATGGATGGTTGTATACCAGAAAACTCGTAGAGTGGCTATGGTGATCGTTCCTAAGCAGTATGGGGTGAAGCCTGAGCTGGTTCTAAATGAAACTTACTTCATTTATCCCTTGAATGAGTTCTTGAAGCTGCCGAACGAAGTCTTCTGCTCGTAAGGATTCCTTTTGCGGCTTCGCTGGTTCGGCTACCTTCAATCTCAACATAGCGCTTTCTTTTTCAGCGGTGAGTTCTTGAATAGGCTCACCACTCTTTACGCGAAGACCCAAACTGCCGATAGGTCCGACATCATCAAAAATTTTCATTTGAGTTTCTGTGAATTCAACCTTACCACCGTTTATAACGGTATCGTAAAGTGGTCCAATAACATCTGTTTCTAGGCCAACATAGCTTTTTCCTTTGGAGTTGAGAAGGAATCCTTGTCGTTCACTAGACCCGCCTGTAGATAAAATTTCAAGAGCTAGATTCTCTCTTACTCCAGGAGATTCAATATTGCTTTGTCTCCAGGCTTGCGTTACAACCGCAGTAAGCTCTTTTCTCATTCTTTCTTTTTCTTCAGGATCCTTAGTTTTGTTGTATTCTTTTAGTTTATCAAAAAACCGTCTTTGTCTGATAGAATCATCATAACTAAGAGACCCAAGTCGCTCTCTAGCAATATCTTCAATCGTTCCGACTTCGGCGGCTGCTACCGATGCTATGAAGTTGTCTACTTCTAATACTTCTCTTTCCCTGGCTTTATTTGCAAGACGAAGGATCTCATCAGCTGATCTTCCTTTGCTATCTATTTTTTCTACAAGGCTTGCGTGGTCTTGTCGTACTGCCATTACGTCTGGACTATCAAGATCTCTCGCTAAAGCAAGTCCATATTTTCCAAAATAAATTCTAGACCCTCCAGAATCCTGCTTTACCGAGAGTCTAGTGGTTCCTGATTCATCTTCCCTTCCTTCGACGTCATATCTGCTGTCTACAACAAGTGAATCTAAAGTTTCGGCTCCTGGACACTCAGCCTGAATGTCTGCGGTAACTTTTTTTCCTCCGGCGCGTCCTGTTATACCGCCAACCTTTATGAATTTTTTGCAGTCTGGAAATGATTCTACGAAATTTTTGAATTGCTGTAGTGATTGCGCTAACATTACAGCTACAACTTTTCGCGAGTCAGGATCTTCTATGTTTTTCATCAAGGTGTTTACATAGCGATTCATACCTTCCTCGGAAAAAGTAGCCACTTCTAAATCATCTAAGTCTCCACCTATTTTTGCGCTAACTACTCTAGTGAATAATGCTGGGTTGAATCTTGTTCCCATATCTTTCACTATCTTCACTAACTCTCTAGCAGCTTTTTTGGGATTTTTTTCTACATGATAAATATGCGCTACATTTACCATCTCTTCTTGGATATCGTTTACGATAGCGTTGAAAGCATTTGATTCCGAAGTATCTCCTCTGCCACGAGAGATGTACGGTTTGCCATTGTCTGCCTTTTTTTCTTCAAGAATGGAAAGAGCTTCATATATCGGACTAGTCTCAGTTCCTATTTTCAAACCATAAACTTCTTCGTCAGTAGCAGCTACGTCAGCCAATGCTCCACATTTGGTCCAGATTCCTTTGTTCTGTCCTGAGCCTCTGAATTTGAAACATTTTTGTACAAAATCTCTATCGTCTTCTGAAATAGTTTGCCCGTCTTTTACTTTTTTAGAGATGTCCATGGCACGAGTTACATTTTCAGTAAGTTCGTTAGCGCCATCTATAGTTGCTTGGGCGGGAAGATCTTCTCCAAAGTCCCTAGCTACTTCTCTGAGTTTAGTTCTGGCACCTGTACCTAAAGATTGTCTTGAAAAAGCCGTTACTTTAACAGGATCAAATGGTATATTCAACGCTTCAAATGCTTGAACCATTCTTGCGTTTATTTCCTCTGCGACGGGAGCGAGGAATTCCTCTTGTCCAGCTGCTGGTGCGTCGGGGTTTATCTGTGTTGGAGCTTCCTCTTCAGCAGCGGCTACAGCACCATCGCCCATATCTGGTTTTTCAGCACCTAATTGGTCCTTTTGTTGATTGTACAGAGCTATAAGCGAATCCCAGTCGGCTTTCGGGAACGACACGCCCTGTGGATGATCTCCTCCAGCGAACCGAACCACCTCTTCTCCGGTAGATTTTATTTTATATGAGGCGGCAGCTTTTCCTATATTTTCTCTAGCATAAGAAGCCGCTTCAGAAGAATCATTTTTAGGTACAGGACTTACAATTTCTTTTGGTAAATCTGCGGGTGCAAGTGGTGCGAGCATTCCTATGTAATCTTGAGGATTTTTGCTCGTAGCTTCAAATATATGTAAAGTGTTGCCGCTGTTTAAGTAAGCTTTTAGAAACTCAGATTTGTCCATGATATATGATAGTAGGCTTCCCTAGTATTTACTAGAGAAGCCTACTAAGATTGTGATTTTATAGGTTATGAACCAGGGATTGCTACAGGACTTAGAACAGGATCAATATCTGAATTCGAAGTGAATTGAACAGCAAAATCGTATCTCAGAGTCATTTCAATAGTGTGGAACTCGTTGGTAGCGTAGTTGAATTCTCCTAGTTTCCAACCTTTAGGGTAGCAACCATAAAGGTTGATGTGTGTTCTTGGGTTTCTATGAGCGTCTAGTTGGTGAATAGTTACAGTTTTCTTGAAAATGGGAGCTTCCGTCATACCAGCAAGACCTTCTGGGCTTGGGTTTACGGTGCTAGTACCATTTCCTAAACCGCCGTAATGGATACCATAAACTGGGTCATATACGGTTCGGATCCAAGAGAACAATGCATCAGCAATATCACCTTTGATTAGGTTATCGAAAGTAACTGTAATCTCATCAGGACTTGGTTTTCCTGGGTAGTAGAACTTTTCGTTAACACGATGAACTTCGATATCTTCAACAGTGAATCCTGGTTGGGTTACTTGTTTACAAGCAAGGGTTAGTCTCTCTTGGTTGTCAAGTCCAGGAACATTACCCAGCGCACCAGCAAACTTAGGTATTTGAATTTCCCAAGAATATGCGCGGAAAGACTCAAGTGAGTGTGATAGTCTAGGAGTATCAGCAATCAGGGTTGCTGCCTTATCTACGTAATATTTTCCATCGGCCATTTGTGTTTTACCTCTTACTTATATAGTGATTAGATCTGTGCTGATTGATTTGTCAGATTTAGTTCGAAGACAAGAATTTCAGCGGTCTTAGTGGGCTTAATAATGATCTTGCACCAAAGTTCGTTTCTGTCTACGCGAATGGGTGTGTTTGTAGTCTCATCACAAACAACCTTGAACTCTCGTATACCTCTTCTTGACTGAATATCTCCAAGAGCAGGAGTTAGAATGTTTCTTACGGCTTCCCATGTTACGGGGTCGTTTGGTTCGAAGACGAGTCTGCGAGTTGACTGTAGGACCAATCTACGTAGGTAGATCATCATTCTGCGGACATTGATTCGGTCAAGAGCGGTTGCGGCTCTTTGTCCTGTTCTCTGTCCGTAGATGACAATTCCATCTGTAGTAAACTTGGTGATTGGGTTTACGATGTTTCCAGGTCCGTAGAGCGCATCTCTGTCTCCTTGGTTTAGTTTTACCTCAACATCGGTTGGTTGGGTAAGGCGTCCACGGACAAGGCCAGCGGGAGCAAACCACGGATCAGAAGTTTCGTCTGTGTAGCACATCTGTCTGATCGCGTAGATTGATGGATCGAAGAATGTATCCTTACCGTTGTATGGGTTGAACTGCTTCAACCAGGGCCAGTATACAGCAGCGTAGCTACTGTTGATTGCGGCAGTTCTACCTGTGGCTTTTCCGTTTGTCCAGTCAATAGCTTGTTGTGCACCAGCAAGACCTATTGGAGGGGCTACGACTGCAATGAAGTTTTGTGTTCTTTCAGCAAGTGAGATCAGAGCATTTTGAACATTTTGATCTGTGATGCCGGGAACAGCAGCCATTGTGACTGGAACATCTTCTTGATCTAGAGCATTAAGTCCAGTTTTTTGTGCCGCAGTTCCGATAAGAGCTTGACGAATTGTACTGTCAGAGATATTTCCACCTGTATTTGCAGCATCTCCGTTGTTACCTTGAGTGAAGCTGTAAGTTCCTTCCGCTAAGGTAAGTGCGCGGAAATTCTTGCTTGCACCATCCTTTACGTAAGTAGTTCCAGGACCGTGAACATAAGAAGCAGTGAGAGTGGCTTCGTCGAATGCGGACACAGGAGGAGTCCAGCTGTATACACCGGAAACTGTCGCAGCAGCAGCATTAGCGTTTGTGAATGGTGTTGTAGTGGCAAAGGTGTAAACGTTACCTTTTACATACTCTGATACAGCGTTATCTAAGCCTTTGTTCAGAACATCTTCTGGCCATAAAGAGACAGTGCTGCTTTCGTAGGAGGTTGGCTTAGCAATCTCCATAGTGTAGTTTTCTTCGATACCGCCGTCTGAGTTTACTCCGAGAACGAATCTTCCGTTGTTGCTTTGAGTTACAACAGTTTGTAATCCTCTTAATTGAATTCCTCCCTGGTAATTTACAGAAGAGTAGTTGTATCCTAGACCTGGGTAGAGCGAAGCGGTTTGATAACCTCCTTGCTGACCGGAGGTGTGGAAAGTTACACCGCTAGCGGTTGCGGC